ATGACAATTATTTCTCTACTAATTAATTTGATTTTTTATACTAAAGTCTAACTTTATTAATTTTCAAATGGATCATTTATATTTGTCATTAACTAGATATTCGACCTTGTTTGGTGAAGCAGTTATTAGTAAGGATATAGATATAATTAAGGAATGTATTTTGAAAGATAAAGAACTAGTTTTTACTTGCCTCAGGAAGATATTTGAATTAGAGTCAATAGAATTAATTCAATTTTTAGTAAATAAGAATATATTAGATCCTAATAAAGAATATGTTATTCCTTACTTATCAACTTCTTTATATTTTAAAGATGTAGATTACATAAAGTACATTCGAGGTAAATTTGGTATATCTGATAAAATATTATCTAAATATTCAGATCGCTTAAAAAAATCTACTAATATTAAGTTGATTTGTTATTATAAAGATAATAATTTGTTAGATAACGAGACACAATTTAATAAGAATATATGGTGGCTCTTAAATTGTAGAGATGATGGAACTCTCGAAGATATAAAATTATTAAAGTCTATGGGGCTTGACGAAAAGTTATCCAAAATAAATTTTAAGTTTATATGTTTAGATAGACCATTGGAAATTATTAAGTATTTACATGAAAATGGATATTCTCAACCTATTAAGTTTATAATAAATGAGAGTTCAACTATTGATCTAGTTAAATATTTAGTTAATAATAACTTAATGATCCGTAATGAGGTCGTAATGAGGGCTAATTTTATCAGGGCATGTTATTATGGAAAATTAGATATAGCATGTTATTTCTTACATGAAGAAAAAATATCAGACCTAGCATGGATCCAGATATGTAATAAAGGTGATGAAAAGATTATTAAATTACTATTGGAAAGTGAATTAGTTCATAAAGATGTTAAACTTGATTGGATTAATATCTGTAATAATTTAAAGCCTCGCATATTGGAACTTCTATGTGAGTATGGAATCAAGCCAGATAGATCAATTCTCGATGAAAGATTAAATTATGAATCTAAGAAATTTTTAAGATCTATCTTTGAGACTACTTCTTCAGTTGCTCCTCCTAAATCTTCACCATTAATTGAAGCAGTGTTAGATAACAAGTTAGGTCCTATTAATCTAGATGATTTTGAAGTTAAGAAGTTAACAATAAAAAATGCAACTAAGATAAGTATAACTAAGCCTTCAATGATAGAAGACCTGACTATTATACCAACCTTAACTGGCGAGATTGAATTACCTACTGATTTTGTTAAGTACTTTCCAAATATCAAAATAATAGATATGCCTGATCCAGAAAGATATGGATTTAACATTGATATTTGTGATTTAGCAGATTCTTATAGCGAGAAGCTTAAAAAAATTAAATCATTAAGGAATAAATTATTAAGACTTGAAGAAGAATTTGAATAAGTTTAATTTTTTTATTATAATATTTGTTCATTAACTATTTGTATCAATAAATTAATTATTTCTTCATAGTATTCTTCATCAAATTCATAAGTTTTAACATCATGAGTTTTACCATGACATTGTATAAAATCACATCTATTCAATCCAAACATTTTCATATATAAAGTGATTTGAACTTTTTCATATTCTGGAAGAAAGTGAAATATGCGATTCTTTCTATTTTTAATTTCTATTATTTTTTTATTTCTAATAATTCCATCTATTCTACCTAATAAAGTAATATTCGGGTCTATTACCAATTTGCGACATCTCTTACTTTCTACTACCCTGCTATCATATAATCTTTTGTATAATTCAAAACCATTGATTTCATTTTTTGTACCATAAACTCTACATAAGTTGCTAGATACAATTTCTTTTTTCGTTTCTTTATCTAATCCACTATTCTCCATTAAATCAGATATTTTTCTCAATGTTGGTTCTTCATTGGAATTAATATTAGATTCAATCTTTTCAATATTATCATCAAGTTTACCAGGATTGCTTAATGATAATTTTTTCGATAATTTAGAAAGCTCATTATCGAGTAATATTTTTTCTTCAATTAATTTATCTGAATATTCATAATCATGATTATATTTTCTTCTATATTTTTCAATTTCTTCATTTTGTGGTCTATATTTATGGTATCCAATAAGTCCTGCTACTTCTGAGACGTTAATATGCATTTTATATATTGAAAAGTAGCTTATAAATAATAATTAAATAATTTTCACTTAAAATAACTATTAATTAGGTAAAAATGGTTTATTCTAAGACGGATCTAATATTTTTAATTAATTACTTGAATCCTACTATTACTTATATGGAATTAGCAACAAAAAGAAAAGATATGTTAGAAAGTATGATATCTCCTTCCGATCTTCGAAGATATAGATCGGTAATTGAAGAGAGAAGGATAGAAAGAAAGCAATATAATGGTAATATTGATTATAATGCAAACTTGTATGGAGTTCCTAAATCATATACTAAAGAAATGAAAATAGATATTTTATTAGGATATGCAATAAAATCTCCTCCTAGTATAGATAAGTATCAAGAAGATTTTATTAAAACCGCTGAATGTAATAATGTTTATGGGTTAGCAGGACCTGGTGCAGGAAAGACTGAAACCTTAGTTAATTTTATTAGACGGAATATAACTAAGAATATATTGTGTTTGATGTTTGGTAAGAATGCTAAGAATAATTTTGAGAGGAGGGTTAAGTATAAAAATACTAAATTAATGAGAAAATCTCAAATAGGTAAGAATGGTATATTCATAATGACTTTTCATGAATATGCATATCACTCAAGGCTCGGTTATATATCAGATTCTTTTAATGAATTAATTACTTCTGCATCTAAGATTGAACCAAGGTATAATGAAAAATGGGATTATGTTATTATTGATGAGGCACAGGATATAAAAAAGATTCATTATGATTTAATAAAAACTATTAATACTAGATATTTCATATACATGGGTGATCCAAGACAACAATTATATGATAATGCATATATCTTCAGCAGCCTGATCAACGATAATAAGGAATACAAAATAGTAAAATTAAAAAGTAATTATAGATCATCTAGTTTATTAATTAAGAAATTTAATGAATTCTCTTCTAAATCATTTAGTGAAAAAATTAATATTGTCCAAGATTATAGTGATAAATTAATAGGAGAATTCAAAGTAGAAATTTGTGATGATATAGATCATTATGCAACCGTTGTGGCTGATCATTTAATATCATATCCACAAGGTGAAACATTCATAATATCACCAGTGACTATTAAAAAATTTAGAACTTCTAATACTATCACAAATATTAGGCAAAGATGTTATCAACTTGGTAGGCCAGTTTGTATGGGATTTAGAGAGAAAGAATTAGATAATTGTAATGATTACATTTTAAATTCATATGCAGCCAAAGGATTAGAAAGGAATCAGGTTATTATAATCTGCTCTGATAATACTGAAATGTATTCTAATTATTCTGTATCAAAAACTACTCTTAAATGTTTGTATTATGTGGCAATGTCTAGGGCTGTTAAAAAATTAGTATTGGTATTTTCTAAAAGTCAGTTTAGGGCAAATAATCTACTTCTTCCTTTATTGAAAGGTATTAAATTACCTAAAAATAATAAATATGTCGGGGGTTTACCTAAACCTAGACACATTTATCCAGTTGTAGATTGTGCAGATTATTTTAATCTTGGTAAAATTAAATATCATGATAAAACTGATGTAAATCCAGCCAAGATTGATAGAACCTACATAGAAGATATTACTGGATTATATGTTGAATATATGATAGCTTCTAAACTCGATTTAGTTAAGAAATCATATAAATTTATCAATAAAGGAGAGAAATTTCCTACAGGTGATAACATGGATACTTATATAATTCGAGTAGATAAAGGTGCAATGAGTAAAAAATTAAAAAATTACATAGATTCAATATCCGGTAAAATTGTATCTCCATATGAACATATTAAAATCAATTATAGTATCCAAGTGAATGAAGAATGGACTTTATCAGATAGCAATCTTTCGGATTTAAATTTAGATTTAAGCGATTATATTGAAATAATCAAAGATTCTACTCAACATCAATTTCCTATAAATTATACCATACCGATAGATAGATCGGATAAAAAGGGAATACTAATTTCAGGTAGTTGTGATTTTGTTGGAGATAATATATATGAAATCAAACATGCTGTAGATAATGAAACTCATCATAAGCAAGCATGTTTATATAATTTATTACTTAAAAAAGACACCTACCTAGTTAACACTTTTAATGGATTTTATAATAAAATAGAATTTGAAGATAAGCAAAAAACTATTAAATATTTAAGAGCCGGTACAATGCTTAAATCAGCAACTGTGTATAAGAATAAAATACCTGAAATAAATCTAGATTTGGATATAAATATATTCTTCGATATTGAATTTGAAACTAATGGATTTGGTCCGTGCTGTACTAGAAATATTAGAGAAATTTCAATTATAGTAGTTAATATAGCTGAATGCATGGTTGTAGATATTTTCCATGAGGCATATGGTGTAAGAGACTTAAAAGATTGTGAGACTGGGGATATATTTGAAAAACTAACTGGTTTAAAAATAATTGGAAAACCTGCAAAAGAAGAAGATTTTGATAGAATACAAGAATTCTTGAACAAATATGAAAATTATCCATTAATACAATGGGGTACATGTGATGATAATTTACTAAGAGAAAAGGGTATTAAAATTAAAAATAACACAGTTGATCTAATGAAGATTTACAAAAAATATAAATTTATAAGGGATGGAATTAAATATACTCCACTTAAAGCGCAATTCAAATTAGAAGATGCTATAAATTATTTAATATTAGATATGAGCCTAGAATGGGAACCACATAGATCATTTGAAGATACATTAATGACTGCAGTAGCATATATGTGCATGGCATTAGAATAGAACTTGAAATAATAATTGATTTGTTATAGGGTACTATCGAGACTGAACAAGAATTTAAGTAATTTTAATTTGATTTTTTATTATTATAATATCTTAACTATGGAATTTAAAGAATTTTTCACACAATCCGATATCCAAAATGATAATAAGAAAATTATTGAATTATTTATGGAGGTATCTTCTTCAGAAATACTTCGAGAACAATATTACAGTGGTACATGTCCGAATTGTAATTCTAATTCTAGCAAAAAATGCAATAACTGTAATAATAATATTAGTAATAATATCAGCAGTAATATTATTAATAATATTTACTTATGTAATGAAGATTGTAAAATTATTTGCCCAGATATTATCAAGAATTCTCAATTTAATGAGAGTTCACATGTATTATATCACACAAATTATTTGCAAAAAGTATTTAAGAAATTAGAACAAATGAAGGTCTTAATAAATTCTAGTTTAGATTCTGAAAAGAAAAATCAATTAAGATTATTTAAAATTGAAACAGGTAGAAAATATATACATATTGAAGGATATTATGAGCCAATTATAAAAATAGAATTAGAAGAAGGATCAAATAAAACTAAAGAATTAAAATCTCTACCTACCCCTTTGATAGAATACTTGATTAATATTCAGAATTATAAAAAACGTCAAGACTTGTTTAAAATTTTAATCAATAAAGATATATCTGGGTTATTATTAGGTACATTTGATAAAGAGGTTGTTGATCATTTACTAAGTCCTTAATTTTTTTTATATTTATGAGCAAGCATCTAACACTAAGAAGACTGTAAAGGAATTACGTGAAATATACAAGAATAAAAAATTAAGATCCCTTCAAAGTCTGATATAATTGCGTTGCTTGATTAAATATTATTTAGGATGGAATTACTTAATATTAGAACTTATTTATTAACTCAACCATCTGTGTTTTTAATAATGTACTATTTTACGAGTGATTTGAATATCGCCGTGTTTATCATATCAATTATTAGCATTGTATATATTATTACCCGTTATATTAATATTCGAAACTATGGGCATAGTTGGTTAATTTCCTCTATAATTTTTATTCATATTTTTAAACAATTTAACATAAACTAAACAAATGGGAAAAATAAGTATTAAAAGAACTTGGCATAAGAAAATTCAAGCAAAGTTTGATAATAACTTTAAACAGGAAGTAAAATTATGTGGGGGTAAAAGAAGGGCAGATATTCTAATTGATCAGCTGGTGATTGAAGTTCAGCATAGTCCAATTAGCCTAAGTGAAGTTAATCAACGTAATAACGATTATAATAATGAAGGATATTCCACTATCTGGATTGTTGATGTAAATGGAGATAGATCAGAAATTGATGTAGAAGAATATTTAATTACATTATCACAGTCTTGGACATATGAATCATTTAGAGATACAAAAAATTTATTATATGAAGCAGATGGATTACTATATAAGCCTATTGAAGTTGCCTATGATAATATATTTGAAATAGAAATATATCAGATAGATGAATTTATTTCAGATTTACGTAAGAAAGAATTTAGAAATTCGTTTAAAATTCTACCTAAGTTGAATAGAAAAATAAATTCTTCATTTGCTCAGAGAGGAGCTGGATCAGGTAAAACCTATGAAAGTATCCAGATGATTAAAGAACATTACGACACATATGTTTACTTATCTAAGGCTCATTCAGCAAAGCACATTATTAACTTGGAACTAAAAAGTCAACTAGATAATCTAGGATATAAAATCATTGATGATTTCTCGAATGATAAAAAAAACATATTACATTCTGTCTAATGGATCAAGAGAAATTTCAGTTTACATAATTACAGCCGATTCATTTGCATATAATATATTACCACCATGCTCAATAAAAGAGGTAAATAAAGCAGGAACACATGATTATTTTAAAAAATTAGTATCATCAATTCCTGATAAATTAATAAAAGAAAATATACAATTTATTTCTGGAACAGATGTTAATCTAAGAAATGCATTAATAATTCTAGATGAATGTCAAGATTTACCATGTGAATATTATATGGCATTTAAACACGTTGTAAACAAACTTAATTCTAATTTTTATATGATTGGTGATTTCCTCCAAAGTATAAATGCACCAGACAACATTGCTAAGTATTTATTAATGTATAACCAAGATGAAACCACTAAATTAATAGATGGAAAAAACTTAGTCAGAAGATTTCATAATCCTAATTTAGCGGTAGTTGTAAATCACATTGTCGATTTTAAAAAATATAATTTACCTAAAATCGAATCAGGATGTACCAATAAAGAATGTGGATTTGATCATACTCCTTATCCAATTATTTTATTAGAACCTAGTTTTATTGAACCTCCCCCAGATTTCAAAGAATTTGAAAAATATCAATCTGAAAAAATAATATTAGAAATAAAAAAATTACTGGCTGAAAAATTTTATAAACCCGAAGACTTTTTATTTATCATGCCTGTAATTAAATGTGATTTTTCTGCTATTCTAGATGCGGAATTACAACATTTTTGGATAGATTTAATTGAGAGAGATAATAAATATAGAAAATGGTTATATGAGCAAGAATATTGGGGAGAATTTTTACTAGAAAATATCAAAGAATATAAATTTCGATTATCGTATAGACACATGTCTAATGATGGGGTGTCCATAGATTTATCTATATCTGAACATGCCTCTAGAATTGTATCAATACATGCTTCTAAAGGAGATGGTAGAAAGGTAGTATTTTTAGTTAGATTTGATTCTGATGAAATATCTAGACACCCTAACGCGGAAATAGATTCATTAAAATATGACTCTATGGTTCATGTCGGATTAACTAGAGCGAAAGAACGTCTTTATGTTGCACCATGTTCAAGGAGGTGTCCAATTTATAGAAAATTATATTGTTGTGAGGTTGCTGAATCTAGAATAACTAGCGGTTTAAAAAATGAGTATTTACATATACCGATTATAAAAAGTAATATTTATTATAACAGATTATTATCTGATTTTGAATTCTTAAACATTCTAAATATTTTTAATGAACCTAGTTTTATTAAAATAAAAGATAAACTAGAAAATCATTCTTCTGATTCAACGATAGATATGAATGACCGAATCATGGTGAATAGAGCGGGTAGATTTATGTTTCGTACAAAATTGATCTCTAAAATAAGATATAATGATAAATCCTTTGATAAGATAGAAAATTCATATAAATGTTGGTATGCACGAATTTTAGAAATATCTAAAATTAAAAAAGTCGAGATCATTAAAGAGACTGGAAATTTTACATTGTGTAAATTACTCTCAATTAGAGATAGAATAGTAAGAAAAAAGAATGGAGAACAGATCAAGATATCTGATAATGACAAAGATTTTATAAATCATTTTAACCTAGATATAAATGATATGTGCGATACAGTATATTTGCCATTTTTCAATACTAATCATACTGGACATGACCAAAGAATATTGATATTGAAAAGCATCATTGAACACATGATTACAAAAATTAATGACAATACTTCTAAATATGGCGGAATAAATTATAAATTCGAAGAAACTATGTGTATTTTAGAGTGGATGATCTTTGATTACTTAATCGAATATGTTAGTTATTACCCAAGTCCTGCATATTTATGGAAAAGTTATATAAAAGACATTATAGAAGTATTTGCAAAATGTAGGGGAAGTAGGATGATTCATCAAAATTTACAAAGTCGTAGATGTATTTGTAAAAAATTATTAGGCCTAGAATCAGTAGAAGAAAATAAATATTCACAATTTATCAGTTTATTGAGAAATGTAAATTTTAATACTAAATACTTATTGGGGTCTATAAAAAATGATAAAATGTACTTAAAATGTCAAAAAGATTCTAAAATAAATGATTTTAGAATATTAGGAAATATTAAATCTGGGTTAAATTTAATATCACCTCGGGTAGAAATGCTAAATATAAATGACAAGTTTATAACAGCTACTCATATTATTTCATATTTTAATACTTTAAATCTTCCTGACATCTACTTAAAATATTTAATTTATTTTTATTTCTTATTTCGGAGTAGAAATTTTAATTTAGATGACCCCCGAAAAGTCATTTTAGTAGTAGTTCACCTTGAGTCTAAAAAACCTTACAAGATAGACTATACTGGGATGCTAGTTAAATGGGCCCCAATATTAGATTGCTTATGCGATGAATTAGTAGGAAAGATTTTAGCCAGTAAAAAAATAATGCTCCAAGTAAGAGACCAATATACACGCTTATTATCAAATGGAAAGGAATTAGAATTTAAAATATGGAAAAAAATAGAATCAATTATCAATAGATTGAAAGACTTAGGTATAGTAGAGGATTCATCCATACCTGATATCAGAGATGCATGGAAAAAAATTAATTAGAGTTAAATTTGAATATCAATAGGAAGGTTAAGTTTCTACACTTGTTGACTCGGATATTATCATTAGTTAATCAAAAACAATTAGAAGAATACTTACCTTCAATTTATAGTAGATCTTGAATTGACAAATATAGATTTGATGACGTCCCAGTGAGTGTTCTTGAGTATATTCAGAATCATGTATTACCAAATATCAATATTGATTGAAATATGCAAGAATAAAAAATTAAGATCCCTTCAAAGTCTAAAAAGGCTGATATAATTGCGTTGCTTAATTAAATTTGATTTTTTATCATTTAAATTATTAAATTACCCAATATGAATAGATTATTAAAACACGTTAAAGAAACAGCATATAATCATGATATTTACATTTGCTTGAATTGTGGTATGGAAAATCATCATCTATATAATGGATGTCCTGTTATAAAACATCTTTCTGAGTCTCAAAAAGAAAGAATTCAGCTCACATACGATGTTGAAGGAATACCTATCTATGTAATTCGCGAATATTTCCTTAGTTATTTACTACATAATTCAGTACCAGTAATATTCACTTCTAAATTATGTGAATATTACATTGATCTTTTGTTGATGAGAGATATTCTTAAAGACCAAACTAGTGAGAATCAAGCTGCAATCAAAGCTGAGGTCAAAAGGATTAAGAAAGAATACTATGGTAGGGTATATGACCTATATAATATAGTTAAATTTGCTAACAACTTAAGACATCAAATAACCAAGCCTGATAAAGTTATAGAAGAAATAATTGAAATTGATGATGATAGAAGGCGCAAGATGTTTTATAAACACTTAATAAAAAATCCTGATGCTAAAAAATTTCTAAAAGAAGAATATGGTGAGAACATAGCCAATCATATTATTAAGATTTTGAATTTTAACAAAAATTAAATTTAATTTTTTTACAAATGGTTATATTGTTTATCAGAAGTGTAAAGGAAAAAAAATAAATACTCAAAATCTGAAATTATGATGACCTTGCTGATTTTTTATAACTTTTGATAGGAAGATCATCATAGGCTCCTTTTATATACTTTCGATTTTCACCCTTAATATACGAAATTGTTTTAGCCCTTGGATAGTGCTTAAAATTCATAATTGCATGATTATATGATGAAAATATTAAATGGCCACCAAATTTGTGAATATCCATATAGACAGATTCACATATCATGATACAATTTGGATCAAGTTGAAGCAACTCATCAACTGGTAATTCCTTTTTAATTGTGATTATATTTATCTTCGGATATTTAATATCAGGAATAAAGTCCATTATTAAATGACTAACATTTGGAAATGAATCTAGGTAGTCATAGTTATATCTATCTTTGTATTCCTCGCTGATTACAACTGCATGTTTAAGCGGATAATATCCTCCAAATAATCGAATATTAAAATTAATATAATCAAATAAAGGTTCCTCTTTTGATTCAATTATTACATTAATGTTGGTTTCTAATTCTTTAATCAAATCGCCATTAATTATGACAGTATGATTTTTTGCAGGATCTCCTTGGATTGTTAGTCTATTAATCTTAGCATCGATGATTACATCAATTTTATGATCGGATCCCAGAGATATAAATAATTCATCATATTCTTTATCAATTGTTAGATCCCCTTCCCCAATAACTCTAATATATTCAACTGACATTAAATTATACTTGATATAAAATAATAAAAAAAAATCAAATTTAAATCTGAATTTATTCTTTTAATATCATATCACAATATTTCTGGCTTATCTCGTTGACTAACATGGGTTGGATATACTTGATATAATCAAGTCCATAAAAGCTTAATACTCTCAAATATGGATATATAAAATGCCTATTTTGACTCCATTCTATAATTTGAATTAACCTAATTTTATCATCGATCTTATCAAAGTGATATATTTGATGAAGCCTGTTAATACAATGCTCATCAAATCGTGGACAGAAATTACAATGTTGATCATAGAATGAAAAGAATTCAGCACTTGTCATGTCAAATGCATAATTATTATTCCTGATAAATGAAAGAAGCTTCTTTTCATTTCCCGGATATTTAGCAAACATCATTCTTAATTCAGTATTTGATAATATTCTTGATTTCATATGTTAATTTAAAAACCTAAATCTTAGATTTAGATAATGCAAAATCAAATTTAATTCTCTCATTAATTTGATTTTAAATGTAATTAATCAAAATTATTATGACATCATTTAAAATAGAAGGAATACCAGAAAATATTAATATTTTGACACTTCATGAGTATAAATCTTTAAGAAAGGATATACCGCTTATTCATACTTATAATGGATATCCGTTGTTATTACTTAATGCCAGACAGGATATATTTGAATATGAAATAAATTTGTCAATGAAAGATTATATTGAAACTAATAATAGATTTTATTCTAATAGAGATTGGTATCATGGAGAACTAGAAATAGCCGACTATGATTTCAAATGCTATATCATGTTGCTTGAACTAGGCAAAATCACTCTTGATGATATTCACGAATCTTCATTTAAAGAAGAATTAATAAATAGAATCAAACAATGTAGAAGAAAAGCGCCATTAAAAAATAGTTAATTTTTTACTAGATAAATTTAAATTAATCTGAGAAGAGGGTATTATACTAAAATTTTGATTTATTCTAGTTATATAATTTGATTATTTAATTATGATTTGGTCAGAATTTGCTCAATATATCGATGATGATATGGAGATTCTATTTAGGATCAGAGTTAAAAAGGCTATTAAAAATCTACAAATTAAAGAATTGATAAATATTCCAATTTACATTTCATATCAAACACGTTCATCAGATTTTAAGAAATGCAATTTAATTATATTCGAAGGAAGTGTGATTGATAAAGGACTTATTATCCCGGGTTATTTAAATGTAATTTCATATGAAACTCATGATAGTGAATTTATAGATAGTCAACTGGGTTTATATTACGTGATTAGTAATACAAATTATAAAATTAACACTTTCAATTGTATGGTTGCGGTTATATTGGTATTTCAAATGGCTATAGTTAAAAATATAAATTGCGAATTACTTATAACAAACTTATTTGATTCAGAGATAGATGTATTCAAAAAATATACAGTATATAAAGATATAAATAAATTCATTCAAGGATCAATCACGACGCGTGTTAAGAAACAATATAATATTACTGTATTTAAAAATAATTCCAGATATTTTGTAGATATGGATGAACCAAATTTGAGTATTATCTCAGATATTGTCAAAGATGTATATGCAGATAGATTCAAACTTCAATTTACAGAGGAATTAATCATTGATTGCAAAGGCAAAACTAAATACATAGAGGTACCTACTTCTACCAAAAAATTAACACTCTTAAATGCTGCTAGACTTGGAGCAGCTTATAATAAAGTAGAGGAATTAATTATCAAACCATATAAAAAGCCATTTCTTTATGACATAATGAGACTTTTTCCTCATTTGGTTAGAGCAGATATCCCCCTTGCTAATCAATACACAATTAATATTGATTTATCTGATTCTTATAGTGAGAATAAAATGAAGTTAGATGAATTAATTTCCATTAGAGAAAGACTTGATAAAAAAATAGAAGAATATAAATTAATTTGATTTTTTATATTTCTATATCTATTTCTTTCTTTACATTAATTATGATCCTTTCCGCTATTCCTGAAGTCCCTTCCGATTGCTTTAAGCCTGTTCACTCTTTGCTCCGATTACTTATTCTCCAAGTTATCAAATCCGTTGGAATTAATGTTAAGAAAACAATTGAAATTGATGGTAAGTTCTTCGAGATAGAAGTCAAAATGGGTCCATGTCGTTTTGAAACATTGTTTATTAATAAACATCTAATTAACTTTAGATATTTGAAGTTAGATTTCTCCAGGGAAACTACACTTACTGATATTAAACTCTGCTCCCACAACATGACGTATGCATTTTGGTCTGAAGATGAAAGAATCGCTTTATTGTGTAAAATTCTCTTAGAACTCTACAATTAATTTTTTTACAATTTTGAATAAGAATAATTTACCGTGCTTTTCATTAATTCATATTGAGCACTGTTATAAAACTGTTCATGTAAAAATCTACCTAAGGTGTCTACAAATATTTTATCTATATCTACATTTGCCGAGTTATACATGCTGTGTCCTAATTCAGGGAGACGCCCATCTAAATAAGCCTCATATACAAAAATAAATTTATGAAGAAATAAAATTTTATCAGTGGTTGAATTAATATTTCTACCTTCTCCATTCAATGCCAGGTTTATTACGTTATTTGCTTCCACTTCATCTACATCTCCATAGTCAAGTTGATCAAGCAATTTAATATACCCAGGCCCTGATTTTCTAATCAGCAACATGATAATATTATGCATCATATTTACATTTCTGTATCTTAGATCATGCTCTGCTAATTCATAATAATATTCGGAGTGCTCTTTTAATAATGATACTTTCGCTGTCAACATTTAAATATAATTATAAAAAATTATAAATAAAAAAGTGAGTTAGCATGTCCACCCAAACATATATCGGTTCACTACTCCGATATACCTAGGTGAGACAAGGCCGCGTACGCCTACACATCAGCGACGATTAATGTGTGTAGGGAGGGGGTGCAAAAGTGTTGAATTATTGATTTTGCAATCGTTTAAACAACTCCACTTCTATGTCCCGCATAAGTTTGATGCTCTTCCACCAATCATCCTCATGAACCAAGGTTGACAAGTGTAAGTTTTCAAACTTAACTATTTCTGCATCGAAATCTAAGAAGAATTCTTGCATATCAACAGAAATAGTTTCAGAAACAATGGAGAAGTTCACTTTGATATTATCAAAGATCAATATTCCATTATTACCAAATACGTACATAGAAATAGGAGTTGAATTAACGATACAGGAGTATGTTTTACCACCCCCTAGTCTATGGAGATGACCAATCAAACCAATTAATTCAACATGTGAGTTAGCATGAAAATGCTTAGCCCAGTTAAGACGAGTTTCGCATTTAGCACCACTGAAATCATAGTTAACAAATAAAGTAGACATCATGATTAGAAATTTGATAGTTAGACAGACAAATAGACTTAGGGACAAAAAAAATCAAATTTTTTATCTTGAATAATATTGAGAAAGCTGTTTAATCTATTTAGGTTGGGTAAATGTTTCAGCGGTCATGATAAACCCGCTCTTCAGACCAAATACACAACAGAAGATGCTAATATATTAATAGATATAATAATTATGAAACAATTATTAAAATATAAATTATTTAAATTTCAATATAAATGGCTGATTTTACTGCAAATAACATTTATCATCCAGATAATAGCTTTTATACCAGCGATGGCACTTTAACAGAAGATAGAACTATTGATGCCGACTTCAATTCTTTGTCAATTATTAATGCTGGTAATATTTCTATTGATTCCTTTCCGTCTTCAACTAGTTATCAAACAATTGTCTCTAATGGTGGAATTTTATCAATTCGTGATGACTCTCCTCAAGGATATTCAGCAACAACTATCTCTGGTCTACGTAATTATTTCTCTCCTAAACCGCTTAGACTTAATTACGGCAGGGCTCTCTATAATTATGGTGGTTATAATTCAGGACTATATACCGTTCCAACCGACGGAATATATAATATTGCCGCATCATGTACATTAAGAGTAGCCTCCGCATCAACTACAGTTTCATCTGAACTAAGCGTTTGCGTGAATAATTCGGTAATCTGCAGTGATCAAAGAACAGAAGAATATCTAACCGCGACTGGCGGGTTTATTCAATTTGTAAGCCGCATCACTACATCAATGTCCCTAACTGCTGGTGATGAAGTAGAAGTTTTATATTCTTCATCTTTCTCAGGTCAATTTTTAAGAGAAGGACTTTTTCATATTGTCAGAATTGGACCTAATTAATATTGGATAGGCTTTACAACTCCATATACTTTTTGATATAAATTATCAGCTACTCCTTGGCTTCCACAAAAATCTTTTCCACATACAGCCATTCTAGGTGCATCTGATTGAGCTTGTTCCTTGAAGAAATACCTGAATAGTCGATCTTTGTATGCAGGTGAGGTTGTCTTATACATCTTGTCCATTTCAATCGCATCTGTTATATTATCAGCAGCTGATCTAGGATTGTATCTAGGATTAGCATCTTGAGCACGATAGTAAATAGGTTGATTATACCTCATTCCTTTTACTGTCCATCTTGAAACCGCTTCGGAATTTGAATATGGATTATCTAAATTACCTTCATCAAGACCCTGATATAGAGAGCGCGTCATAGTATGAGCAGTCGGTGAAGGAGCAATTCCTGATCCGAGCGTATTAAGTTCACCGAGCCCAGTCATTCTAGTATGATAAGGGCCTAATATTTTCTGAGCCATTGTTGGTTCATACATTGCTTCATTCTCAATTCTACGAATCGATGCTTCGTTTAATTCATGATCGCGACCAAATTTCATAGGTGTTTTAGGACATACTCCAAAATCAGTTGAATTAGTATTGAGCAACTCAAAGCGCTTAAAGACAGGCGTTGTTATATCTCCTTCTCCATTTGAATCTTCAGTAGGTGGAGCAATTATTCTTCTCTTCGCTACTTGTTTTTTACCAGGAGTATGTCGTCTTCTATAAATAGTCGATGCCACTTGATGATATTCAGAGTCATTTAGAAAATCACGAACATTAAGATCACCATCTCCACATTTAAGATCTTCTACTATGTCATTAGTCGAACATGCATTTTTACAGTCAGGTACATATTCACCTGTTGCAAGCGCATGACCTAAATCAATATTTCTACACGTTATGTCATTATCAAAGTATTCGCTATCACATGGTTTAATAGGCTCGTAATAATCGGTGATTAAATTAGGATCTTTTGCAGGATTGAATCCAAGCGTGTCATCAAATCGGCGGACATTAATAATGTATCTTAGAAATTCTTCATTGATTCCTTCAACGCCGACTACATGTTGAATCGCATCTCGATTATTTCGATACCACATAATTGCATCGCTTTCTAAATCCTTACTTGTGTTATACCAATATGGTTCAGGTAAATAATTACGAAGTAGGTACCCTAAATAGTTTATATTCTTTTTGCTCAAAAAATGCATAGTTTTATTTATGTAAAAATTTGATAAATATATTTAATCATACAATATGACTCTTCCTAAAAATTTAATCGATACTTTGTCTAGAAAATTCAAATAAAGAAGTTCTATTTCATAATTTAAAATTATGATAATCTTAATTTTGGATATCTATATTTTTTTGATTATTGTATTTAAATCTGAGATTTAAATAAAAGGGATGCTTTCAGATATAGAATTTAATACATTGAGAAGTTGCATTATTAATAATTTTATTGCAAATGATGCTGCCTTGATCTCAATAATAATGCTATTTAAATATGATATAGATATGTATAATAAGTTAATGGATAGCATGGTAGATAATCAGATAAGTAAATTTTATAGGAGTTCTATATTAAGATGGGAAAAACATTATAATATAGATATTTTAAATGATTTGTTATCTAGATTTGACTCTAAAAAATTAAATAGCTATGATCTTGACTTCATTATTAATCACGTTTTTGAACAAACGAATATTGAACTACTAGAACAATACTTAGATCACGTTATTTATCTTGATAATGATTATGTAAACAGGTCAATATTGTACATTATTATCAATGGATTTAAACATGGGTATCAAGAAATATCACTGATAGATGATTTACATATAAATAATCTTAAATTAATTTATGAGAAAATAGGATTT